GCTGCCTGTATATACTTAGATAAGCGGGAGTTTATTAACCTTAAGCCTCCCAAGATCGCTAGAGGTAGACTGATGTACAGACCTAACCTATGGGAGCTAAGGAAGGCTCTATTAGGTAAGAAGAATAAGTATGTATTCTGGAGAAGTGTGAATGATGCTATCAACGCCCTATCTCCTAAAAAGGAGTTTGTTGAGATACTTGAGAAGTATAGAAACTGGAGTTACGACAGACGTAAATAAAAAAGTATAAGTTTTATGTAACCTTAGAACCTTTACCCCGTATAATGGAGTAAAGGTTTTTTTATTATGGAACCACTTGATTTGTTTTTAACTATAGGTGCAGCACTTGGGACAGCCATAATGGGTTTATTTGTAGTTGCAATTATACTTGTAAATAAATGGACAAAGAAGAAGTAAGATCTAAAGTACAAACACTAGTTAAGGAGTCTAAGGGGAGAGTGAGCCCTGTAGACCTATTGATAATAATAAAAGAAGAAATAGAAAAAGAATTAAAGAATGAAGACATACATTGGAAATAAGACTATATGCCTGGCTATACCAGAGGATAATGATAGTCAAGCGGGATATACCGTACTCTACCCAGATGGTAGTGAGACGTGGTTAGTGAAGGAGATATTTGATTTTGAATTTAGGGTACTTACAGATGACGAGTTTGATCTTATGATCTCAATTAGAGTTGAAGAAGATAAGGATGATAGCGATCTGTTAGCTGAGTATAATGGACCAGAAGATCCTCACATGAATATTGATTTAGGAGAAATAGATATCACAGACGCAGACATGGAACCTATGTCAAATGTCGAAGTAACACAAGAAGACAATGGCGAGTAGCGAAGATATTGGAACAGTAACGGCTCCCGCTCCTAAGATGGAGATGAAGTCTGACAAGCCAGAACCAAAGTTTTTTGAGTTCGGCGACGTATTCTTTGAGTGCAATAGGTGTGGTAATTACGAAAGATTGCAAAAAGGTGTCAAAGATGGAATGCAATTTGTACTCCCAACTTCTGACCAACATGAGTGGCGGCTCGTGTGTGGTAAGTGTGAAAACATGATGCGTATATTCTTTAAGGAGTCTGATGAGAACACCGTAGCGCAAGCTAAGGAAGAGATCAAACTTAAGGAAGAAGCTGATAAAAAGCAAGCTGAAGAAGAAGCGTTAGAGAAAGCAAAGAAAGAAGATAAGGAAAGCAAAGATGAACCTAAGAAAAAAGATAAAAAAGAAGGAGCTACAAAAGGAGATCCTAAAGATTCTGCGGGGGTACACGAACCTGACGGAAAGGGAGAGCCAGCTCTTACTGTTGTTGATTAAGATTGACCAAGCTTGGGTCCAGTCATTTGATGGCCAAGTGAAGAATGTCTTATCCACTGACAATCGCAGGTTACTGTGTAAGGAGGCGAATATGAATAAAGCTAACCTTACTATGTACTCTAAGTCTTTGCTGAACAAGAGATGTATTTATAAGAACGAAGGGGGAGGATATGAAGTAAATGTCATGTTCACCCCTGACGTTACTGGAGATATCATTGAGTATACATTTACTTTAGATATGGGTGATTAATGTACTTTAAAAATGAAGCTGATTGGCAGAAGAAACTGATTAGAGAGTTAGCTAAAGAATATGGAATTGATATAAGGGTAGTACGCCAAATCGTGTACTACCCATTCCTGTTTACTAAGCATGCCATACAGAACAAGGACGATATAACTGCAATTAGACACAGACATCTGGGCGTTTTTAATATGGTAGCAAGGTTTAAAAGACACTTTGATGAAACAAAAGTTAAGGGAAAACCGTAGAATAATATGAGGGCATATGACATTCAGGGGGACACAGTAACGTTCACACCTGAATTCTTAGCAGTACCAGAGTTCAATGCCGTATGGAAAAAGGATAGAACTAAGGGTAAAGGACAAGCCATAAAGGAGCTGTCCTATGTTGCGTTATTATGCGACAATACTCCGTTCAACCCATATGGGGGATACTCTGAGGATGTTAGAGAGAGTATATTAATAGAAGATTTTATAAGAGAAGAAGGATGGGAACCAAACGAGCGGATAAAGGCAGCGGTTGAGAAACTGAGTGGTTTATTACAGACTACATCTAGTCGACTACTTAAGTCGTCAAAGATGGCTGCGGATAAACTAGGGACATACTTTGAGACGATAGATTTTACGTTACTAGATGACAATGGGAAACCAGTGTATTCAGCTAGGGAGTTAGCGTCTAATCTCGCGGCAGTGGGTAATATAGTTAAGTCTTTGAGGGTACTTGAAGAACAGGTTAGGAAAGAACAATTAGATGATAACGTTACAAGAGGAGGGTTTGAGATAGGTGATTTTGAATTGCCTAGTGAGGATATAGACTATGGAGAATAACCTAAGACCACTATATAAAGTACAAGTTCAGTATACAGATAATGCTGATAAGTTTAGACCGGCTGCTGTAGAATTTGAGAAGAACGGTTACTATACTCCTAGTCCACGAGGCACTAAGGAGTATCGTCGTTATTGGAAGCAAGAGATCGAGAGATCTATTCACGGGTTCCTAACTGAGGACGGAGAGTACATCACAGGGTATAATTATTTCTACTTAAATTTCTGTAGGATTAATGTGACCAAGACCGTTAAGACGTTAGATAAGAAGGGTAGACGCAGGGAGAAAAAGGACAGGTTTGAGAGCTTCCCTTGGTTCTACGACTACGATAGAGCGTACTACGATGCTATAGAAGAGGCTGAGAATAATGGGCAGCACATAGCCCTGATTAAGAAGAGGGGTTCTGGTTACTCATTTAAAGGGGCAGGGATGCTATGTAGGAACTTCTATTGCCTACCTAAGTCTAAGTCTTACGCGATTGCTTCTGAGATGGAATTCCTAACGAAGGACGGTCTTATAAGTAAGGCGTGGGAAATGATGGCCTTCATAGACCAACACACTGGCTTAGGGAAGAAACGCCAGAAGGTGGACCAGTCGACTCATAAGAGGGCTAGTTTTATAAAGAAGTCAGAAGATGGAACAGAATTGGAGATTGGGTACAAGTCTGAGATTATGGCAATCTCACTCAAGAACGACCCCCAAAAGGCTAGGGGGAAACGTGGAAAGCTTATCCTCTGGGAGGAGGCGGGAAAATTCCCTAATCTCAAGACAGCTTGGCAAATTGCGAGACCCTCAGTAGAGGATGATGACGGTGTAGCTTATGGTCTAATGGTAGCGTATGGTACTGGTGGATCTGAAGACACTGACTTCGATGGCTTGAAGGATATCTTCTATGAGCCTATAGCGTACAATTGTTTAGAGATACAGAACGATTGGGATGAAGGGGTAGCTGATACAGGGTGTGGATTCTTTGTGCCACAGTATTATAATATGTCAGGTAAGGACAAAGATGGTGTTCCTTACATGGACAAGAATGGGAATTCTAGAGTCCAGGCGTGTCTGAAGTTCATTGGAGAAGAGAGAGCTAAAGTAGTAGATTATGCTACTGACAGAAGCTCTATAGACAGGTATATTGCTGAGAGACCTATTACTATACAGGAGGCATGTCTATCTATATCTACTAATATATTTCCGAAGAAGGAGATATTATCTCACATAGCAGAGATTAGAAACAGTAAAGCATTATCAGGTTATAAACAAGTAGGTGATTTAACATGGAAACCGGACGGAGGACTCGCATGGGAATTAGACCCCAAATTAAAGGATTTAACAAAATATCGTCTTCTACCCGGAGACTCAAAGGAAGGAGCTATAGTAATCTGGGAGCATCCAGTAGAGGACCCTCCGTATGCGCTTTATGTAGCAGGATGCGATCCATACGATCACGACAAGTCAACCACAAACTCATTAGGGAGTTGTTTCATTTTCAAGAGGTTTCAAAGTTTCGAAAAATTCTATGATCTACCGGTAGCAGAATATACAGGTAGGCCAGAGACGGCGAATGAATTCTATGAGAATGTACGGAAGTTAGTGAAGTATTACAATGCTACTTTACTATATGAGAACGAGAAGAAGGGATTGTTTACCTACTTCGAACAGAAGCATTGTACACACTTATTGGCGGATCAACCCGGAACCATTAAGGATGTGATAAAGAATA